TTACCATGCAAGGACTTTCTTTAGGGTTAGGTAAGGGTATGTGGAAAGGGGAGGCTGGGAAGGTATATAGTTGTGAATATCAGGATGAAGTTGGAGCAAACACCCTCTTCTTCCCAGCCATAGGGACAAATTTAATACTTTTTTATTAAAAATGAAATCATGAAAGTTGTTCTAATAAATTAATTGTACAAGAAAATCTATTTACTGATACTTCTTTAAAATCTATTGGCTTACCTAATCTTACATAGTGGAACGGTCCAGTTGTTCCATCTTCACTATAAATAAATTTTTTATAATCTTGAATCTCATCTTGCATTGCTTGTAAACTAGATTTAAATGTGCTAGAAATAGATGAAAATGTTAAAGTGGTAGTCTTTATAGGTTCATGTCTTTTAATTCCATATTGAATACCTCCAATGCTTGTATTTACATCTGTACCAAATTTTTCAGACTCAGATATTCCTAAATCTGGATTTATTTCAAATTCTAACCTTTTACCAATTATTGCTTCTGTTAAACCAACTAGACCACCAGAACTATCTGCAACTATCCTCCAATATTGTGATGATGTTTCACCAAAATGGCTTACATTCCAAGAGTTCCCAGTAAAAGATGCAGTCAAAGATAAGGGTTCACCAGAACCTAATCCTGTATCACTAGCACTAATTTGTAAAGCCATGTCGTCTGCTTCTTGTACATTAAAAAAAACAGCTAAAAAATCAGCAGATTTTGAAGAGCCTAAATCTATTTGCAATATTTCACCATTTGCCCAGCCAGTAATTGGTAATGAAATATTTTGATCATTTATTCTGTTTTCATTAGTGATTGTATCTCCTGTATCTGAATACACATTAACGCCACTTATAACTGTTATTGTAGCCCCATCTGCGGTAGATGCTTCAGAAAGTCCTACTGAATCATAGTAAAAAGTTTTTGCCATATATACCTTTTAAATTTGCCTTGCTGTTATTTTAGTTTTTCCAACTGTTCTTTGTGTCTTTATAATCATAAAGTTTATATTGCTCCAAGATGAAGAATTATCTCCTAATGGAGTTTCAGGAAACATATTGTCGTTGTCAAATTGTATTATATTTCCTACTTCTAAAGAAATATGATTAGGGTCTAAAATTCTAAAATCTATTAAAAGTTTAGGTTCACCAAATATATTCATATAATAATTAGCATAAGAATCATTTGGAGTTGTCCCACTTTGAATAATAGTTGCTCCTTGATAGCTAATTAAAGTATCTAAATTAATAGTTTTAATATTTTCTTTTGATTGAATATTTAATGTAGACCTAATTCCTGAAACTTCAGCAGTTGTTTGTTCTGCATAAGTATTTGTTGCAGGGTTTTTATGATAATTTATAATTAGTTTAGTCACTAAATTAGTATAAGGCAACACTTGAATTTTTACATTACTTATTTTATCTTTATTTAATTCTGTTATTTCCCCTGAAGAGTAACTATCTTTAATGAATACATATTGAGGCTGTGTTATATCTCCTTGTTTGTATCTAAAGATAAACCCATGCTCTTTTTGTAATTTTTCTAATAAAGATTTTAAAGGAACTTGCTCTGTTGTATTATATACAAGTTTCCAATTTGCCCTAGCTGTATTTAAATCATCCCAACCTACTGGGGTGGATGCGCTCATATTCGTAAAGCTTATTAAAGCTTGTCTATGTGCTTCAGGTGCCGTATCTATAGTAGTTGAACTACCTGAATATGTTTCTTTTTCTCCATCTGCCCCTGTATAAAGAAATTCTCTTGGGTCGTCTTTGTTATCTTGCATACTTGTAGCAATTCTAACATCATGCACTTTAAAAAAAGCTGAATATCCACCAGCTTGTGTTTGTTCACTTCCGTGAGGAGCGGTAGTTAATAATATAAATAAATTTTTTGCTTTGTTAGGGCTTGAAACTGCAATAAAATCAAGATTAGTTGTACTGTTACTATCTCCCTGATCATTTACTTTAATTGATGATGAAGAAGTTGAACTAGGGTCTAATGAAAAGTTATCTATTTGAGTAAATCCAGAAGTGCTTGTGCTTGAAGGGTCTGTTTCTGTCCATTTATAATAGATATTCATATTAATGTTATTAGTTAATGTTGGATCTGCTCCACTAATTCCATAAGAATAGTATATTTGAAATTTCATTCCATCTTTTATTTCTCCATCAAAATTAGGCATAGAATATTTTAATAAAGTTCTTTTTGCATCTTGAGTACTATTAACAGTCATATTGTTAAATGATATAGTTGCAAAACTAGTGGTATGAGGATCATCATCTATTAAAAAACTATTGGTTTCAAATTCATAATCAATAGAACTATCTAAATTTGTTATATTATTTGCACCAACTACTCTTCTAACAATTTCAGGTTTAAATTTAAATGCCCTTTCACCTCTTGTTTTTCCATCAACTGACGAACCATCACTTAAATCATAATATACTGTTCTGCTATTAACTGTATCAGAAAGAGTTGTTTTATCGCTATTTAAAGCTGTAGAAAATGCTGATGAAACTGCTAGTGGAATCATAATATCAGCACTTTTATCATAAATATAAGAAGTTGTTTGACCCGTGTTTTCTGAAACTTCACTTTCATTATATCCTAGTATATAGAATTGCACAGGAATTGTACTAACAATTAAAGGCTGTACTTCATCTTTTACAATAGGGCTGTATGGTATTTTTTTATATGTGTGGTGTAAATTAGGATGTACAAATTTAGGACTTGAGTATGAAGTAAACGCTTGGAAGCTATTAAAGTTTCCATATGAAAGAGGTATCAAGACCCCAGCACTATCTTCATCTTGAGGAACTGTAACAAAATCCCAGGGCATAGCAGATGAACAACTTAAAAATATTTTAACTCCATCATATGAAATGTCATTTATTCTAAATTTACTTATTGTTGTTGCTGTTCCATTTATTAGTAAATCAACTTGAATTTGTTGATTTATATAAGAGTTTGTTCCACCATAAAGTTCTTCAGACAATTTTTTTGATGAATATTGAAAATCGGCAATTTGTAATGATATTGAACTTGTAGTACTTGTGCTATTGTCTAAGTCTATTGCCTCTGTTATTGTAGGCTTATTTAATATTGCTCCATAATAAAAATTATTGCTGTACGTAACATCTGCAAAGGCAAGTCTTACAAATCCTGAATTGTTATTAGATAAAGTAAAAAGCCAATTTTCACTAATACTACTCATTTATGCCCCTAAATTAGCTCTTCCGTTTCTTAAAGCTTTATTAATAGAAGGTATTATACTATCTACTACACTATCATCAACAAGTGGAGCTGAGATATTTACAGTAACATTACCCATACTTCCAGCAAGGTTTTCTTGTTGAGCCTGATTCAAAATAACCTCACCCGGAGTAAGCATTGCTGGTACTGTATCACCTTGACCACTATTTATACCTTTTACAATACCACCTTGTGCAAAACTTTGTGATTCTATTTTCATTACATTAGCCAATCCTGTTGCAGTTACAGCGGCCGCTAGAGCAAAATTAAAAGGTGGAGGTGCAGATGCTAACGCTTTATTTGCTCCAGCAAATGTATCAATAACTGCTTGTACTTGTGCAAGTCTCTTACTTACTAAAGCACTACCTTTTGAAGCTGTATTTAATTGCTGTAAGCCACCTATTAATTGTGAAGTTGCATTTGCATTAAAGCTAATTTCATCAGCCCTTATTTGCTTAATTCTTTCGCTTGTTAATTTTTTTATTTTTTCTTCTTCAATTCCAGCTAATCTAAATCTTTTTAACTGATCTGATAAAATTAATTTCTGTTGGTCTGCATCATTTAAAAACAATTCATTACTTAAAGCACTAAACTCTTCTCTTGCACTTAATTTTTCTTGGTCAGTTAATGTCTCTGCTTCTTTTAGTTCAACTGGTAATAATTTAAGTTGCTCATTTAATTCTCTTCTTAAATTTAATTCAGATTCACTAATTTCTGCTTGTCTGTTTGCATTTTGTTCAAAGTTTTCAACTATTGCATCATTTAAATCAAAATCGTCATTAGCCCTTTGTTCAGCAAAAAACTTAATTGTCCCATACATATTTTTAAAAACTTGAGCAATAAAATCAGCATCATTTTTACTTTTTAATTTTAAACTTTCAGAAATTTCTTCTATTTTTTTAAAATCTCCATCAATAAAAGGAATAGCATCAGATAAATGTTCTTTAATAACTAACCCCATTAAACTTGCTCGATCTTCTATAGTTTCAAAAGCAGTGAACATAACTTGTTTAAAAGCATTCATTATAACTGGTAAGCTATCTTTTACTGCACTACCTAAATTATCAAAGCCTATTTCACCTAATGTTGCAAATTCTTTATTTACCTCTTCAATTTTTGGCTGTATTATCTCAATGATAACATTACCAATTTCAATCATTACAGACTGAATACTGTTTTTCAACATAGACATCTGTTGATTAAAACCACTAGACATTTTGTTAAATGCCTTTTCAGTAGCCCCTTCAGATCTAGTAGCAAACTCCTGTACATTATCAGTTAATGTTGTAAAGTTTTGAGCCATAGTCTGAATACCTAATATAGCTTCCACTCTAGGAATAATCTTTTTTAATGTATCTGGATCAATACCTTGAAATTGTTTTATAGTAGAAACTAAATCTAATGTGCCATCATCAAACCTTTTAATCTCTATACCAGCTTCAGCCATTGCTTTTTTAGAACTATCTGCTGGGGATTGCAATGAAACTAAGGTTGCTCTTAATGATGTTGTAGCTTGTGCTGTACTAATACCTGATGCTGTAAGGGTAGCCATTGCCGCTCCTACCCCATCTAAACCTAATCCTGCTGATCTAGCGAATGGCAACACTTGACCTAAACTAGCACTCAATTCTGTCATGGTAGTTTTACCTAGCCTTACAGTAGTAAATAATTGATCTGCTACTTTATTTGTATCATCAGCCCTAAGACCTAAAGCATTTAATGAGGTAGTAAGTAGGTCTGCGGCTTCAGCTACACTTGTTACACCACCAACAGCTAAATCACTAGAAACTCTTAATACTTCTGCACTATCAGACACACTACTAAAACCAGCAGAAACAATATCATATTTTGCTTTTGCAAGAGAATCTAAAGCCACACCAGAACTCATTGCTACAGCCCTAAGTTCCTTAGACATTTTATTTAAATCTTTGTTAGTAGTTTTATCAAGTAATGTAGATACTTCCAAAAGACTTTTTTGAAAGTCCCCTGCTAATTTTGTTGAAAATGCACCAAATCCAGCAGTCGCTATACCAGCTTTTATTCCTATACTTGTAACTGCTGACCCTACACTTTTTAATGCTCCTGTAGTTTTCTTAGCACCTTTTATACCAACTTTTAATATTAAATTCTTAGCCATCTGATTTATGTTTGCTTATGTTGTTAATTTCTTGTTCAATTATGCCAAAACAATCAATTTTAAAAGTAGGAATAGAATCAAAGTCTTTTCCTAAAGGCACATTATAAGTTGTGGCAAGTTTGTAATCTTCTAATATATCCCAAACCCACTTTTTTATATGTTCTTTAGGGTTGCAAAAAAAAGGCATTTCATAGTATAAAGTCTGACCTATGCCAAACTTTTCTACACCTTTTTGATTTAACACTTTTCCTATTTCAGCTTCAACCATTTTATCATTTTCAAAAACAATCTTTGTATTGGTAACAGGCGACCGAGCTGTGTAAGGATAATCTAGAAGATTATCTGGAAAGCCTAATTGAGTGAACCAAACCGCACACCTCAATCGCCAGTAGAGTTTCCCATTTCAAGACCCATATAAGCTACTATTATCTTAGCTAAAACTTCATCCTCTTGCATAGCATCTAACCCTTTTAGTTTTTCTTCTGCTTCTTTTTCATCTTGAAAAGCTAATAAAGTAAATTCATCTGCAAGATCATGTAATAATTCAGGTTTTTTTGGATCATCATCTTGTAAACTGAAAACTAGCTTTACTTTTTTATAATGATCTCTTCTTTGTTTTCTAGTAATATCATTTACTTCAAACTCACCATGATTTGTTTCAACTATCATAATATTCCTCCCTATTATTTTACCAAGTTGTTATTGCACTATTCTCAAATGTTTCTAACTTAAATGCTGGATCACTTCCATTTTTAACACATTCAAATTCTAATGTATGAAACACACCAGTTTCACTAAGGTCTTGACCCGGATCACCAGTATATTGTATTTCTGCTGTAATTTCCATTTCACCAGCGGCATCATTACCAGTACCATTAATTAGATTAAGTGTCATTGTATCACCATCAAGAAAGTCTTGGATGACATTATTATCTGCACCATAGTCAAATTCATCATCATACTTAATTACAAGACTACCAGTAACAACATATTCAGGGAACACATATACTTCAGCATCACCATTAGTATTAAAACCAACCCTGTTAACACCATTAGAGATATTAAAAGTAAATGATTTCATGATAAATGTTTGTGTTGGATTTCCTTCTACATCTAAAGTTCTAGTATCAAAATCCATAACATTAAAATATGTAGTTTGTGCATCAACAAAACTACCATCAAAAGTCTGTTCTAATACTGTTCCTGTAGCAACTGGATTGCTAAAACCACTAAAGTAATTACCACTAATGCTAACAAGACCATTATTCGCTCCTACATCACCAGTTATGCTCATGTCTGATACTACTACCCCTGTTACCTTAATACCTTCACCAGCTGCTGGATAATAGGCAAGATTGACACTATGAGGCATACCACTAGATACAGTTCCACCCATTGAATTTAAATTACTTGAACCATCTATTTTCATTGAATGTAAAGTAGAACCTGATGTTGTATTTTCTTGACCTACTAATAAAGCGTGTTGAGCTAATGTTCTAGGTGTTGCAACCATTTCAAAAGGTGCAGTAACTGTACCACCCCTTAAATTGACTATAGTATCAGCGGCATTTTTTACACTTCCTCTTCCACTTAACAACCTAGATTCCCTAGAAATATTAAATGTTGGTTTTTGTGCTTGTACTACTGGTTGTGTTAGGTATGCAGTACCATCATTACCATCACTATCTAATCCTACCCCAAAAGCGGTTTCTGCCTTTAAACCATATTTTATACTACTTACTGGGAGTACTCTTGTATCAGCCATTATTTAGCCTCCTTCTTCTTTTTTTGTTTTTTAACTTGCTCTGCAACTCCCATATCAAGTAGCTCTTGAGCAACTTCCTCAGACATTGTTACAGTTAATCCAGCCCTGAGTTTGTCCAGATCACCTTTATCACACTTAACCCCATTAGGGTTTACTCTATGTAATTTATTATCCCTTGCTTTTATGTCCATTTTAGATTATCTCCATGTTTTGACAATTAAAATTTGCTACACCTTTTATTAATGTTTTATCATCTTCATCTATTTCATAAGTAACTGAAGTAATTTGAGCATCAAACCATTCTGCTCCTGTGCTTTGTATTTTTTCATTATATACTAATCTTTTTAGTCTTTCCATTACATTAGAAACTTGCTTGATAGTGTTTTTAGTGTACTTACCACCTGACTTTAGTTCATAATTAATTATAATATTATATTGTCTTTGCATACCACTACTAACATTAGTAACTAATTCATCTGATTCAGGAGTTAGCAAAAATGATTGATTTCCTTTGTGTTCATCATAATATACAGGAATATTAAACTCACCATTAATAATAGTGGCTAACTTTTCTAGTATTTCATCAAAAACAATATTTACAAAATCTGTAGGCATTAATACCTCGTTGCTCTTACTGATTTAATAGGTGTAAATGATTGATCTAGTTCACCACTAACTTCTAATTCAAATTCATCTCCTGTTGTATATAATCCCGGAGTAAATCTTACATACATATCATGACCTACAAGTTGCCAATATCCATCAATTATTTCATCATTAGCCATTTGCTCTAGCTTTAGCCCATTTTCATTACCTATAAAAGAATTAAATTTTACTTGTGTGTTTTCTGTTCCTGCTGTAAATGTACCACCAGAACTAATAATAATTTTTATAATGTCCCACGGATAAGAACTCCTGCCTCTTACATCAGCAATACCACCAGTTGTATTTGCATTAATAGAAACTGGTCTTAAAATGCCTTTGTATTTTGATTCATCTTCTGATTGATATAGAGTTATTTCACCTTTTCTTAGCATATCTAGTAAGCCAGTTCCCTGATCATTTATAGCCTGTGATCTAATCTGATCAGCCTTTTCTACATCATAGGGTCTTACTAAACTATCTACAGCTATAATAGAAGTGCATCTAACTATAATCTCAGGATAGTTAAAGCTTGAGGCATCCATTGTGCCAACTCCTTTGTTTGGGTATATTGGGAATGGGAGGAAACTGCGAACAAAGTCACTAGCACGTTTTACAGCCTCAGTCTTTAAATCACCCCAGTCTCTAGATGCCTCAAATACACTACTATTTAAATTATTAACACTTGTCCCTTGAAAATAATATTCTAATAAATCTGTACTTGCAGTATATCTATAATTGTCATCTGAACTCGGTTCATTAGTTGTAGAAGTTAATTCTTTTCCATCCTTGTAAACTTGTCCACTAGCATCTCCTGTATTATATAGGTAATATAGGTGAGATGTCCCTGAAGCCACCCAATTACTAGCTAAAACTTTTTTCCCATCATATTCACCAATATATGGCTCAATAAAGGTAAGGTCTGATGTCGTATTACAATAACTTTCAAAATATGTACTCATGCTTCTGCCTCTGGTTGTGGTATGTGGTCATATTCTACCACTTGAAGCTCAAGGCTTCTTATACCTTCAATTAATTTTATTAAAAGTTCTTTTTCATCAATGCTTGTATTATCTAAAATAATATTTGAAATATCTACACTATCAGCAAATTCTTTACATCTCATAATAATATCAAATGCATTGTAGTCCATTTTACTTGTATCTATTTCTGTGATCTTTTCCATTTTAAATATTCTGCCCCTTCATAGGGATTAAAAATTGTTGTAATTAGTCTATTATCATGATCATCATATTTAGGATCAATAATTGTAACTGGTGCATTAAAAATATTTTTATCATCTAATCCTAACTTGTCTGCATATCCATCCATAATTTTAAAACTTGCTACTTGTAAGGCATGAGAAATTAACCCTGAAGCTGGGTCTTTTAAAACTTGATAACCACTAACATGAGTATGCCCACAAGTTAAAATGTGATCTTTCCAACCCATCTGAGCGGCTTTTGCTACCCCATGTGCTGTATTCCACATTGAATACCCTTTGAAAGTATGCCTAGCATTTATTCTTATCTGCCTTGAATTAGGAAACCTAAGATTTAATCTAGCTCCCCATTTCTCATATACTCCTTGATGTCCCCTCATTATAAAATCTAAAGGGTCACCATCACCTGACCAGACATCATGATTTCCTGCTACCAAATACAGCCAATTAACACTATTTACAAAATGTTCTGTAAGCCTCCATGATTCTTTAGCTGTAACAGATTGTTGCCCATGTAGAAAAGATAGCCTACCTATCCAATTATTCTGAACATCACCTAAATTACCAGCAAACATTCCATCTGTTTTATTGATAAGATTACATAGGGAATAAATTTCTGCAATGTTTGTACCATCATCATCAATATGTGGATCACCAAAATGACAAATTCCAATAGGTCCGTTTTTCTTTATGTCTATATTTATTAAAGTTTTAGACTCTTTAGCTTTGATTTGTATGGAGTATTTTTTCTTTCTATGCTCTATTAAATCTTCAATAGGAATAAAATCAGGATCAGATACTTCCTTTATAAATTCAGCTTTTTCTAATATAGTTGGTGACACAGTTCTTTTTCCACAATTATTACACATCCATTGTTGTTTTTTACTTTTTGCCCTATATAGGAAACCAAATTTTCTAATATCTCTACTTCCACAATGCTTACAGCCTATAATGTTCCCATCTACATCTTGTACTAATGGATCACTCATATTTGATCACAATTTCTTTAAAATGGTCAACTGTTCCTTTTCCTTTTTCCGTATTATACCATTTTTTCCAATATCTAGCCTGATCATCTAATGTCTCAGGTAATTTTTCTGGGCATCTCCAATAGTGAAGCCGACAGGCTGTTATTCCAGCAGTAAGATTAGTTGTAAGTATTTGCTTCCAATCTTCTTCATTTGGATCAGTAAAATATTTCCAATCTAAATAACAAACATCTGCAACCTTTTTCATTAACTGACTTCTGTACTTTAAATAGTCATTGCATAAACTTACAGCCACCCACGGTTCACATTGCCAAAAGCCCCTAGCTATATCAGAACCTTTTTGACTAATATACTTGTACTTAGATTCAACCAAACCAGTTCTATATATAAGCATCATAGCCTCATGACTTGCAAACTTAGAACCCATTTTTTCTAGTGTGTTCTTTATCAGGTGCATCATTTGTAGAGCATCAATCATTACTTCTTCCTAAAAAAGCCACCTAAAATATCTGTAAGTAAATCCATTGCTTTTTCAAAAAACTCTTGTTCTTTTTCTTCACTTACAAAAGGGATGTCAATTTTTTGATTTAATTTAGTTGCTAACATATCTGCAAATTCATCTGATTCTATTTGCTTCATAGCTTCTTCTTGCATTTTATCTGCTTGAGCTTCTGCCATTTCCATTAACATTTTTTTAAAGTCCATTTATCTCTCCTTTTTAATGGTTAGTATTAATGCTATAATAGATAAGATACTTACAGCAATTTGTAAATATTCACTTATCTGGCTTATATTTATAAAATAATTAGCTGTACTAATTGAAAAAACTCTTAATGTATCCATTATTTCCTTCTAGTTTTACTAGGACTCCATTTAACCTTATTTGCCCACCAAGCGGCTGAACTCTTACCCTTTGCAATGTTCTTACGGTGACGACTTTTAAATGCCATTCTTTGTGCAACTGTTTGATTTGTTTTAACACCTTGCTGTCCAAATCTTATTAACTTAGTAACAGTTCTACCACCTTTCTTATATCTTGCCAATACTACATGAGATTTTGTTTTATGTCTTGGTGTTCTCTTGGGTTTATTATAACCACTTAGACCAAATCTTTTTAATCTTGGATCAGCCATTAGCTTTTACCATTTATCCTAGATAATGAACCATCTATTCTAGATACCTGATTATCTAAATCATTTATTTCTTTTGTTAGGGCATCAAATTTTCTATCTAATTTATCATCTGAGGCGTTCCATCTATTTATTAATTTTATAATCATGCCTTCCATGTTTTGTAAAGTTTCTGACTGCCCTTTATTTTCTACTTTCAAACTTTCAAGCTGTTCTTGTTGCCTAGCAGATTTATTAGAAAGAGATATGACTAAATACACAAACATTGCTCCTACCACGCCTATCATTCCTGCTTCACCGTATACAGCCATAAAATCCACTATTTCTTACCTCTTTTCTTTTTACCCCAGCTTAGTGGGTTAATATTAAATTCTTTTTCATAAAATGCTACTTTGTCTGCCAACTCTTGTCTTTCAGCCCTTTCTTCCATGATATGTTTACTAAGTAAATCCCCAATCTGTTCATTTGCAACAACAATATTATCTTCAAGGTTTTTAATTCTTGTTTCAATCTGCCAATATCCATAGACCAAGATTCCAATGAGAACACAAATTTGACCCAACCATTTAAGATTAATGCTAACAATGGCATTATCATCAAGAATAGCAGTCCTATAACTTCTGGCTGTATCTGGTTTTTCACCCACCTAACCTCTTTCCTCTATGTATTGTGTTGTAGTTGAGTTGTTTGATTTTAAATTATTTATAATAAAATCATATTTTAAAGGCAGATAGTCAATTACAATAACTGGGTTTGTTATTTTTTTCTTTTTCTTCATAGTACCATCCACCAAGCTATTCCAGTTTCTACTACAATATCAGCCATTGTATTGTATGCCCACTTTTCTTTTGTGATATAAGGCTTATAATTCTCTATTATCCATTCAAAAACCTCCCAAGCTATACCAAGTATCAATACACCTAAAACACACCATAAATCACTCCAATTTAACCATTGAAATATTTTACAGAAAAAAGCTCCTGCACCTATATGGTAGGCAGTCCATCCATCTAGCTGACCAGTTCTTAGTTGCCATTGTACTAATTTTGTTAATGGTGATTTCATCTAGCCACTACCTTATTGTCTATTAATTTATGTTTTACTAAGTCAATGCGCCCTTGACCAAGAGGTGTCTTTTTAGCAACCTCTTTTACATACTCTTCTTCAATAGTTTTAAATGAATCAGATTTTTTTACAATCTCTCCATCTACCCAAAGAAAAAACTTTTTTGAATTAGGGTATGTAATTGATGCAGAAGTTCCATCAGCCAACGCAACTTTTTTTGTCATTCCTTTTTTATTATTTAAATGAATAACCACATCAAAATCTTGAGCGCATTTCCTTACAATCATTAGTCTGTTTCATCTCCCGGATCATGAGGTGAATGATCATTTTCTAGCATATTCTTTAGCTCTTTAACAGATTCATCAAACTTGCTTACAAATACCTTTTCACATTCAACTAATTGTTCCCTCATAAAAGAATTGGTATTTAGTTTGTTCTTTATATCATTTACATGATTTTGATTGATAACTACTTTCCCAGCTAGTTCTTTTTGTTCATCAGTCATATCCTCTATGATGTATTCTTTACCATCAAGATTCAAAACTGGCTTTTTTTCTTTTTCTTTTTTTGCCATTTTAGACTCCTTGTTTGTTAAACTTCTTCAGCTTGTTTATCTGCCCATGCCTTCTTTACTTCATCTGTCCATAAAGCACTAGCAAGTGCTTTTAATTCATCGCTTTCACCACTTATATCTGCATTTG